ACAGTCGGGAATGTTGCGTTCTGTACGACTTGATCGCTTTGGGCCATTACAGTGCTCGACCGTATCCAGTCGCAGTGTAACTGAAACCGCTATTTGTCGCTCCTGTAAGCGTTGCCGTAAATCCTGTCCCCGTGACGCTACTCAACGTCACATAACCGTCTGCCCCAAGGTCTGTTGGAGTGATAACCACGTCAGGCGCTTGATAAAACGCATTGCCAAATGTCACTGCACTGCCAGACGAACCAGTGCCAGTCTCTGTGCGCCGCCGCAGTTGAAGCGTCGCACCAAGCTGATCAGCTGCGACGTTGATGTTTGAGCTTGTTGTAGTCAATTGTGCTTTGATCTGGATGCCGCGACCTTGAATTACGCCTGCAACAAACTCAGTCCATGGCCCCCAAATCGGTGAACCTGCTGGGTCGTCATCCGTTGTTCGCACGTAAGTAACGGTATTAACAGCATCTGACGATGTACCGTCAAAAAAGCCAGTGGCGTCGTCAAACAGTCCGGCATAACCGTCGAACAAAGTTCCCGTTTGAACCGTGGGGCGACTAAGAATTGTGCGGCGAATAATCGTGTCATAAACCGCACCAAAGTCAAAAGTATCTTTGTAGATGTATTCAGCCTGCCCATCAACTTCAAAGTAAAAATCAACGGCATAACCCAAAGCAACGTAAGCGTCAGGCTCTAGCACTAGCGCTGTTTCAGCTACGTCATATGCACAGTTGACAGCTGTTCCGTCAAACGGCGGAGACAAGCTTTGCTCCGCATAGGTTTTGACTGTCAGCAATGCGTCAGGATCAGGCAGTGCAACCTCATAACCAACTGCGTTGACAGAACGATTGCCAAGGAAATCTTCGGCTTTAACAAAATACGTTCCAGCAAGCAATGGCACCTGCTTTTGGGTAGATGCACCAGAAACGCCATCGACAATGCGGTTGCTGCTGTTCCATTCAGCGGCTGCTAAAGGCCGTGGATCGTGGCGAATAATGATGCGCCCACCAAGTTGAACGTCTAGTTCATCGACCTGATCCCAAGACAGGATTGCCAGCGTGTCAGTCGTAGGCGTCAGGCTTAGATCAACGATGTCAGCCGGTGGTGCGCCAAGACCTTGAACCGTGTAATTAGCAAGAGCAGGTTTGCTGAACAGAATGCCGCTACCGCTAATAGCGCTGACTTGGATTTGATAGTTACCTGGCTTGGCGTCAAGAATGTCTAGTGTGGTGCCTTGAATGATTTCTTCAGTAAAGTTGTCGTCTTCGTGGCGGTAACGAACGCGGAATTTCTTGGTGGTTTGGCCGCTGGGAACGCGCCAGTGCCACGTAATCTTGATGGCTACTCTGCCGTTCAGTACAAATTGAACTTCCTTGGTTGGCTCCGTTCCACCCAGAGGAATTGTCTCTAGTACCTCAAGGTCTTCTGGTGGTTCGGGGATAACGTCTAAGTTTGTCGCATCACGCCGCTGAAGTTCTTCGCCATCTTCAACGTAAGCGTACTTACCCTCGTTATACGAAACGGCATTGATGGTATAGAGCATTTGATCCTGCTCTTCAATTGCAAGCACGCGCCATAGTGTCGGCTGGATGTTATTCGCGCCCAAACCAAGGGTTTCAAGCATCCAAATACTGTTGACGTTTGGCGTGACACTAAACGTCCCGACAATCGTAATAACACCACCAGCGATAGTGCTGATGTCCTTGGTTTCAGACGTGCCATCTGGCAAGATGACGTGCAGCTTGCTACCTGAACCAAAGTTCAAGTCGGTGCTTGCCGTGTCGTCAACCGTGATTGAATTGCTAGTCGCAGCACTGATTCGCCCTGCTTTGCGTTCGCCAGCAACAACAGGATCAGCAATCTGAATCACCATGCCAGGCCGGACAACCTGCCCAGCATCAAGGCTTGACGTAAACGAGACGACTTCTTTCTCGTACTTATCAGAGTACAAAATCCACTTGCCTATCCTTGCTGCTTGACCGCGACTGGTGCAGGCAAACGCATCAAACTCTTTACGCACCACGCCGTATTTTGCGATGCCATCATGATCTTCAACTACCTCGTAGGCTTTATCTTTGAGGTCAATGTCGAGGTAGCTGACCACGACAACGGTGGGGCGAGTTTTCAGGCTGCTGCCGCTATAGGTAAAACCATCTTCTGTGACATTGGCCATCGTGAATAGATAGGCCGGATCCCGTGGTGCGTCTTGCGCGATCGTCAGGCTGCCTGAACTCCAGAAGCCCTGACAACGCATGACTGACAACAGGTCGTTAATAAGCTTGAAAGATTCCTCGGCTGTTTGAATCGTGGTGTTGCAGCTGAAGCGGGCTTCCGTTCCACCAAACCCGTCATCAACCAGTTCGTTGCTGTATTTTGACGCTGCAAAGAACGCCCACTTATCGAGCTGAGAGGTGTCAATATGGTTGCCGAAACCGTACCTAGTGTTGGTCAGCAGATCCCATAGGATCCACGCTGGACAGGCGCACCAAGTTACAGCGGCAAATGTTCCGTCCCAGACGAAATTCTGTGGGTAGATAATTCTGCCGGTGTCGGAGTCAACGGTGACACCATTGGGGATCCTGACCTTGACACCTTTGACCAAGTACTTACGCGATGGGATGCTGTTGAATTGCTCAGCGTCTACACGCAAACCGACGAGTGCGCTATTTGGGTAAGTAAGCTTTGCCCACTTGATTTCCGTCAAGCTTGTCCAGCTAAAAGCGTTAGTCAGCAGTGAGTTACTGCTATCGCCCGTGATGCGCTCAACCTTGACATCGACGTTGTCAGTAGGGTTTGGTCGCTCCAGTTCAATCAAATAATCTTTTTGATATAAATCAGCGGTGCGGCCACTGATCCTATCGTTGACAACCTCTATAAAACCAGCATTTGCATACTGCAGATAAATCTTCAGTCGAACAGAAGTGCCTTCGGTGTCTCCAGTTTCGTTATCAATTTTTTGCAGCGATGGGATTGAAATGGTGATCCTTACTGCATCGACTTCGTCATCAGTGATGCTTTCTATGATCGGAACTGGTTGCGCAACAGGGCGATTCACTGCACGCTCGTTTTCCGTTCCAGGAGTCAGAGGAATGTGCTCTTGGCTTTGCGTACCGTTGCGGGTGTAAACAGTAACGTCTTCAAAGTTAAAATCACCAGTTACGCTTTCTAGCTGAGTATTGTTTAGGAAGATTGATTTATTGCCGTCAACTAAACCTTCGATTTCGCCTTCTGAAATCAAGTCAATGACGTTTGCGTACTGCCTTGAATCAAGGGAGTCAGGTGTGGTCCTAGGTGAACGGCTACTGCCACCACCACCGCCGCCGCCACCTTTACCGCCGCCACCGCCGCCGCCAGCACCGATAATCGTTGTCATGTCCTTACCTGAACGGTGTCGATGCCAGCAGAGATAACAACGCTGCCAGTCAGAGTCTTACCGTAAACGATAGGAACAGGCGTGCCACCACGGCTTGTGTTTTGTACGCCAGAAAATGAATACGACTGAGATTTCCGGGGATCCTGTTCAGTATCTGGGCCTTGCGGGATTGCAGGCACCGGGGAGATGGCCTGAGCAATGCCAGTTAATAAAAGGCCTGCACCAATAAAAAACAACGCAGACGATCCATATGCAGCACCCGTTCCACCAAAAATACCGAGAGCGCCTCCAGCTCCAGCAAAAGCAGTGCCACCAAAACTCACAAACGAAAGAGCAACCAATGCAACACCGGCAAGGATAGTCAAACCAGCGTTACCACCAGCGCCGACAACCACTGGAACGATTTTGATCTCTTCCTGCCCAACAGGGAAATGCAACTCGTCCAATGTCAATGCACGTTCGCCCACCAGCACTCTGTAATGCTGATCAGCCATGTGTTCTTCTAATGCGGGAAAATTTGCAATTAACATTCGCACTACTTCTGCTGTAGTGCTCAAGTCTGCTTCTAATACAGTTCGACCGACGAACTTGGCAAGCTGCCCGTAAAGTCTGACCTTACGCAACATGACGCAGCCGCCTCCCTGTCACCGATTGTAGCCAGCCACCGTAAATATCTCTACTGCTTAACCGTCCTGCAAGGTGATGTAGCACCATGCCATCACCGATAAATACGGCGCAGTGATTCAAGCCTTTGCCGTTAATCTGCATTAGCAGCAAGTCGCCACGCTCCAACGGTTCGTTTTCGGCCAACTGGCGGAATCCTGTTGCAGCCCAGGCGCCATCAAACATCGGCGCATTCATGAACAGTTCTGGTGTTGCAGGGCGATCCCAATCGCGCAGCATGATTCCTTGTTCTGCGTACCAGTCACGCGCCAAAGTCCAGCAATCATTGACAGCCCAAGTCCATTGCCTGCCAATCAAGGGAGCCTTGTAGCCGCAAGGGCAGTATTCGCCCCAGGTTTCAATTCGTGGGTTGACGATGTACCAGGGGAGGCCGTGTTTTTCTGCTGAAACTCGATCGGCTTCGCTGGCAACTGGTGCGGTATGCGGATGGCTGTGAACAATGCCGATAATTTCACCAGCATCTGATGCAGCAGCGTAATCCTCAGGATTCAGCACGAACATGCTTTCCATGTTGTGCGCCATGTTCCTACATGGCCAGTACCGCTCACGACCTTTAACGACAACGACCAAACCGACCGACTCCCAAGGATCGCGGTCTTTAGCGTCTTGTAATGCAGCGTCGCGCCAAGTCATGCGAAGAAAGTACCAATGCCGGGATAGCCGCCAAATGGCAGCTCATTGTTCTCACCAAATCTAGCTTCGCAGCTACTCTGCTTCTTGCCGCAAACATCCTCGAATGAATCAGCTACAAAATTGTCGTTGGCATCAAAGTAATTAGTACCGGTATAACCGCATTCAGCGGATCGATACACCCATTGGCAACGGCTGATGCACTGACGCTTGGGTGCGCGAACACCTGCAAGGTCAAATGCACTGGCAAGCTCAAACTCGACTAAGTTTCGATTTTCGGTTGACTTGCGGTCAACGTAATACACCTCAGTAGGAAATAATGCAGTTGGATCGGGCGTGCCGTAAGGATTCCCCGATTCCACAAAGCCGACTGTGAGGACGCCGTCTTGAGTTATCAGGCTGTCTCCACTTTGCGTTGTTAGTTCTGATCCTGGCGTACCAAAATTTGCGTCATCGATATAACGCGCCAAGGTGCGGAGCCGCGTCACCTTGGCACCTTCTAAACCGTTGGGCAGTGTTGCTAGCAGTGCCGTAATCGTGCTGAAGATGTTGCTGACCCTTAGCGTTGGCCTTGGCAAACTGCCTTGGCCAGAATACGCAAAACCCTCAGCTTCAATCGGTAGGGCTATGTATGGTATCCCACCAAAGATCAAGTTATTGCCGGTGTCTGGTTTGGTGCCGCTGTGGAAATAGTAAGTCTGGTTTACACCGTGCTGGTTGGCGTTTAGTTCGAGCTGAAATAGCTCAATGATTGCAGTTGGGTTGATTCCCTGCAGCTCACCAGTTATCGCCGCACTGGATTCGGTGTCGGCATAACCGACGTCCCAGTAACCGGAGACAACGTAAGCCATGTTCAGCTAACTACAGCTTTAATGATCGCAAAGCCAATTACGATTGCTTCAGATAGCGCACCACCAGTAATGTTGCGGACATTGATGCTTGCAGAACCTGATCCAGCCTGAGCGTTCAGAAGATACGACCCAGCGGTGCCTCCGCTGACATGGTTGAGAATAATGATGTCAGTAGCAACGACCTCGGTGTTGGTCAGCGTGAAAGTCACGGTTGTGTCAGCAGCAAGTGCTGCTGCGTTCATCGTGATTTGACCGCACTTTTTGCTAAGCGTGACGCCTGTGCTTTTGCTAGTGGCCTGCGTTACTGTGCCGCCTTCGCCCGCTACGTAACCAGCTTTATCTGTATTGAGGTTGGTGAAGTTGGCATCAACTTCGGTGTGAGTGAGTGGTGAGCCTTTGCCAGCTCTAGTAACGATGGTGCTCATGATGAAATCCTCTTGGTTGTAGTTTAAGGCTCAAACACCTGTCTGAACGTCGCAGATATTGTCGCTCGATTAGGCGAAGTCAACCTGCGGTCCCATTGCTCACAAACCCACTTGTAAGAGGTCGTATCATCTGGAGGAATCCAGTCAAACGCAGCGTTATCAGCAGCCCTTGCGTCAAAAAACGCCTCGATGGCATCTGCATCTGAAGTGCTCCTGTAAAGCCACTGCAAAGACCAAGACTTTGGATTTTGATTTAGGCCAAAATAAACTCTTTGCTCGTACCCATCACCGAACTGAGCCTTTCTAATCTTCGGAGCAGAAGACCTTGTTGCCTCAAAGTCTGGGCAGGTGTTTATCCCAAGAGTTGCGTCGTCAAATGATGCCATGATTGCTAAGCAAGAAGCCCTCCAGGTCGTTTCTGTTTAATCAACTCGGCCTGAACGGCTGCTCCAATTACATTACCAAGCTGGGTCGCAGATTGATTGTCGCCTTGAGCGCGAGTTCCAGATGCGTCAACATTAACAACAACATCACCAACGGAGCTACCCGAAGCCTGAACTCCAAGCTTGCCTCCTGGCCCCCGCTGCAAGGGAAGGATTGCTTCTGGACCAGCTTCGCCCATGATGCCAAAGCGGCCAACTCCACCGTTTGCATAGGCAAACATGGTGGGCTTGTCAACGATGCCACCCATGGCGAAGGGGGTGATGCCCCCCATTAGATTTGCAGTGTTCAGCCCTGCATCTGCTGAGCCGCCAGAAAACTTGAAGCCACCGCCACCAGGCAGCACACGAACGACCTGATTCAAAATCGCCATAACGATCATCTTCTGAATGATCTGCGCAGCCATGTCCAAGAAGTACTTAGCCGTATTGCTGAAGAAGTTCGCAAGCGCCTCTTGAGCCGTAGCGCTACCTGTAATAGCGCTCATAAATGAATCGGTAAATGCGGTGCCGATTGCATTTGCGGCGCCTGTAACCTGATTGACTGGATCTAAAAGCTCTTCTAAATCTTTCTTGAGCGCCCTAATGTTTTGAGAAATGCCCTCTGCAAAAGTAGGATCAACGGTCTGCCTATAAAGATCAGTAAGCTCATCAGCGTTAGGCGTGCCTTGCTCTTCTAGGTTTGTCCTATACCTAGAAATTCTTTCCTGATCGCTTACGAGGCCGAGTTGCTCGCGAAGTGCAAAAACTTCGTCTTCGGCAGCTCTTGTTCGAGCTTCTTGCTCAAGGCGACTTTGCTGCTCAAGATCGAGCATGTCTTCTTTAAGTTTAAACCTCAGCTCCTGAATCGCCCTATCCCTGCTTGCAGCAGCTTCGGCCTTGAGCATCTGCTCGTTTTCATCTCCAGCAGCCTTAGCTAAAGCATCTCTGTAATCAAGCTGAACGGACGCAAACTCTTTCTGAGAGGCCAAGGAAAGTTTTTGCAGGCTCAGCTCTTTCACTCTCTCGAAGTTATTATCGGCTTGCGCCTCAACAATCTCTCTTGCGTTTGCTCTGATCATCTTGTCGATGTCAAGCAAAGTTAGGCGAGCATTGATTGACTCGAGCTGTGATTTACGCTCTTTCTTTTCTTTGGCGCTGCCACCCTTGCCGTCGCCGTCACCCTTGGGAGACTGATAATCAAATGGTCGAAGAAGGTTCTCCGGCAAGTCTGCGCCTTGCGTGGCATCATAGACCGCTCTTTTGCGGGCCTCTTGAAGTTTTTTCTCTGCGTCTCTGTATTTTTCTAGATTTTGAATATCTCTTTGTCTTGGGGAAAGGCTAGTGCCCTGGGAGCCAGGAGAAACGTCGTAAAACAATCCTGGGTTTAATTGCCTTTGTTCTATCTTGATGATTTCAGATCTATTCTCAGCTAGCTGTTTATCAATGTCCGCAACTGACCCTTCCCTAATCAGCGTGTTAAGCCTTTTCTGCTCTTGTGCGGCTCTAAATATCGCAACTCCCAATGCTGCAGCCCCAGCAGCCAGGGCGACGTAAGGATTAAGCAAAGCGGCTGCATTTAGTCCTATCAGCGCCTTTGTCGCCACAATTGCGTTCAATTTAAGCGTAAAAATGGCCGCACTTAGCGATCCAATTGAGGCGATGATTGCAGTAATTTTTCCAACAACTACGACCGCGAACACGGCTGCAGCAGCTTGAGCGATAAGATCAAGGTTTTTGACAATTCCCAAAAATAGCTCGCCAATTTTTGGCAAAACCTCCACAAGTGTAGGCGTAATTTCTTGCAAGAACTTACCGAAGGCATCTTGAAGCTGAGCCCCTATTGGAATCAAAGCATCACCTATCGCGGTTTTCATGTCATTAACAACAACCTGCAGCCTTGCGCCAGCGTCAGCATTAGAGTCAGAAATTTTTCTCGCTGTTGTGCCATATGTATCACCAAGCGACCTGACAAACTTCATCAATTCGTTCAAGCCAACTGTTCCGGCTTTTAAATTATCTTGCAGCTCAACAAGGCTCATGTTGTTGGCCTTGGCAAACATCGTCACGGCACCAGGCAAACGCTCGCCAAGCTGACCGCTAAGTTCTTCAGCGCTCACCTTGCCTTTGCTGAATACCTGAACCATTGCAGTAACGGCTCCTTCTACATCTTGCGCACTGCCTCCAGTTGCCTTGATGGCAGTAGTTACATTCCTGAATACAACTTCTGCATCAGTGAGCGGGCCGCCCGCCCCTTTAACTGCTGCAGCAAGCCGCGTAATTCCCCTGATTGATTCCTGCTGGGGTATATTAAAATCTTGAGTTACTTTTTGCGAAGCAGCCAAAGCATAATTGAATTCGCTTTGATCCTTGGTAAGCCCTTTCAAGGCAATCTTCAACTTCTCAATCTGAGCTGCATACTCTGCATAGCCGCCAAGCTCTCTTCTAAGACCACCAACCTGAGCGCCAATAGCAGCACCTGCAAATGCACCGCCGGCACCACCAAACGCAGTGCCGATAGCGCCCCCAAGGAAACCTTCAGGGCCACCAAAAATACCACCAGAAATAGTCGCACCCGCTGCTTGAGCAAGCTGGCCAGCAGACATACGGCGGCCACGCATCCGACGACTGACGCGCTCAGACTTTCGATCTAAATTTTCAATTTCTGAAGTTAGACGGCGGAAAGCTGCTGAGGTGGTGGGAACTTCATTTCTTTTCGCAATCAAGGCATTTTTTAAATTATTAATGCTGCTAATGCTGTCATTGTTTGCCGCCCGAGCGTCTCTAATTGCTTTGTTATATGGCCTGTACGCAGCAGCAGCTTCTTTTAATGCAGAAACTTGCTTTTTAATTACTTGTTCCCCGAAGCCCACTCCAGGAGCCACGCCAACAGCAGCAGAAGGCGCTGCAGCTAAAGTAGCCCTCGATCTTTCTAAATAATCCCTCGGGAGATCTGCTGGCGCCAAAGGGCGACGAGTCGTTTCAGCGGCGCCACTTCGTAAAACGCGCTGACCAGTCTGAGGATCAATATCATATGGCAGTTCTCTTCTTGCCATCCCGCTCATCGCGGCACCAGTGCCTGGAGCGGTGGTGCCACCAGCAGCGGGAAGAGCTAATGTCCTGGCCTGCCGAACAGCACCATCGATAATTGCATTTGCCAGCTCTGCGCGTGCAGCCCTGAAAGCCCTTCTATCTTGAATACTTCCAGTACCCCTTGCAATTATTGCGCCGGTATCTGGATCCCTAAATCCTCCAACGCCAGCGGCGATACCACCTGTTGATCTTTGATATTCTTGAATTCCGGAAATTTTTTCAGCAACTCTTGCGGACCGATCTTGAGCTGCTGCGACCCTATCGTAAGCATCAGCCGTAACATCCAGGATCTTATTTAGTTCTTTTTGCTTATTTGCGATTTCAACAGTTAAATCAGCATATTTACTGCCAGGTACTGTGTTCGCAAGCTGCTCTTGAAGTTCACTGATTTCTAAATTCAAAGCGGCAGCAGTTCTTGGAAGATCCAATCGCCCAGCTGGACCTTGAACAAAATTCTCAAATGCTTGACTACTAAACAACTGCTCAGTAGCCCTTACCTGCTGCCGACCTACAGTCCTGGATTGGACCTGCCCAAGAAGAGCGATTCTTTCTTGAGTATTCAAAAAATCATCGCTAATAAAATTAAGAGTCTTGAGACCTTCAGCAAGCCTACCAATCTGCCTCTGAATCTTTTCAAGACTCATTGCGGGGCGCTGACTGATCTCAAAGCCTGCGTTAAATTTCTTGACCTCTACATTTGCCTCTTGCAGTTGAGACTTCAATGCAGCAATATCTTTCCCAAGTTGTGCAAAAGCGGAAGATCCGGGTCTGGCTTTGTTTCTGAGATTTTCAAGTTGAGAGATAACTCCGGCAATGTCAGATGCACTTGATTTTGCAGCGTTGCCAGTTTTAACAAAAGCAGCACGCTGCTGCTCCATTTCATCGGTTGACCCTCTGAGAGTCACCTTCAGGGACTCAATATCTTTACCCAGTTGAATATATGCTTTCCCGCCCATCGTGGCCTGCTCACGCAGTCCCTCAAAAGCCTTGATCTGCCCCTTAATTGTCGCTTCGCTATTGCCAGCCTCTTGAGCAAACTTGGCTACATCTTTCGTAGCCTGGATAATATCGGCATCCGAAAACTTTACTTGCTTCGATAAGTCGCGGAATGATCTACTCAGCGCTGCAAGCTTTTCCTCGCCCTTAATGCCAAGCTCAATAGCAATAGGCTGAACAGTCTTAGCCATCTTTTTTGTTCAGTTCTGCGAGCGCGGTTGCTTCCATCACTTGGATGTCCTCTAGCAAGCCGCGTGGATTATCTACATCATAAAGGGACATCAAGCCACCGGCACCAAGCAACACTTCGTACTTCAAGCCGACATAACCACCCATTGTGACATTCCATTGCGTTTGCATACGCAGGAACATCATCAACGATTCCCAGTTTTCTTCCCATACCTCACAATGCTCCTCCTCTGGAGCGGCCTGACGCTGCGGCTTCAAACCGAATGCAGCAGCATCATCAGCACTTTTGTCTTCTACCTTCTTGCCGCCTTTCGCCCAGTACTCAACGGCATACTTCAGTTTCCCAGACGAGCACCCTCGAAGGTTTCGGTGTAAGCCTTCAGCACGCCGCGAATCCAGTAAGGATCATCAGCAAATTCTTTCATGGTTACCTGCGAAAACGGCACAGCTTTACCGTCCTCATCCTCAATACCCTCCCAGCCAGTCAGCACAGCCTTCAAAAGCTCAAGGTCACCTTTGTCTGCAAGCTTCTGGAACTCAGAACGAGGCACACGCTTGAAAATTGCGTCAAACTTAGATTCTTCAAATACACCGCCGTCAGTAGGCTCTTCAACAGTTACAGGCCACTTGAAGGTCTTAACCTTTTTGCGAATAAAAGCCATGAGGCAAAATAGACTCCAGCAAACTATACAGCAATAAAAAAAGGGCCGCAATGCGACCCTTCGCTCCCCACTCGCCTTGGATCAAGTATAGATCAGGCTGAACTCATCGTTGCCTGCAGTTGACGGAATTGCCGTATAAGGCATGTTCAGCATCGCAATGCCATCCTGATCGCTGTAGGACACGTCGCCAATGTCAACCCGAGTCGAGCTGAAATCAACAATGTTGCCAGCGGCGGTGCCGTGCTGGAAGGTCAGGTTGCCCAGAGTTCCATCGGTTAGCGCAGCAGCAAAGTAATCCTTCTGCGCAATAGTAGGAGCCTCAACGACAACAGTGCCACTAGCGCTGCGATCGGTGATAAGGACTTCCTTGTCGCAGCCAATCAGCTCGCGATACACGATCGAGTTGCCCAGATCCATGTTCACAGACTGAAGGCAGCCGGAATAGGACAGCAGCGAGAAAGTGTCGGTGTTGCCATTCTTGAAGATCAACGGTGTTGCCTGGTTCGCATAAGTTGCGGTAGGCAGCGCTGAATCGTCAGGAGCGTTATAGATGCCAGTGAAGGTGAAATCAATCGTTGGAATCTCACCCACATTTGCATTGAGAGTGAAAGTTCCGCGAGCGCCAGTCACCTTATGGCGAACACCATCAATGTTGTAATGAATGGTGACACTGTCAAAGTTGCTGCTAACAGGCGCGTAAGTAACGCTAGTAGCCGCAACAACCGTTTCGCTCAGTCCGCAAGCCTGAAGAGCCTTGCCATATTGGGGCGCAGTGCCAGCAGTGCCTGAGCCAGCAAGCTCAACGCTGAAAGTACATTCAACGCGAGTGTTCGCGAGAAGAATTTCAGACGCACCCAAATAAGGGCGAATCAGATCGCGAGAGACAGTATCACTCTGCTGAGGAGTGATATTCAAATCCCTCACCAAAACCGCGTCCGCTCCGTCTGGAGTCGGGTCGGTCCCGTAAGTCGATTCCGTCTCTACCAGAATCAGTCGTTTCCGAAGAAGAAGTGCCATTGTCTTGTTGGGGTTCGGCGGGAAGTGTGCGCTTGATCAGAGTGCGTTTTCCGGTTTCTGGATCGAGAAGATACGACCCACCTTGACCGCTGTACTCGTCATTCATGGTAGAACCTGCGTTTGCTTAATCCTAATCAGTAGTCAGGTCAGCAACTGTGGTGCGATATTTCACATCGTACTCATTAGAAAAAACACCAGCAGGTTGATCTGCATCCAAGAATTCAAATGTCGTTAGAACGGGTTGCACGTCAATCGCATAGCCGCCCAGGGTTAAGTCGGACATAATCTTTGAGTGCATCGATTCAATCACCGGGTCTGCATCTGTATAAGCATTTACGGAACGAACCACTACCACGACACGAACACGCATTGTCCAGTCAAGCTTCGGGAGAGATGTAATCTGCTGCGAAGTGTCGTTGACAGGCTCGATAACAATCATTGGGCTTTCTGCCCTGGCAGCCGCAGTAACACGCGACCGATACACCCTCCCACTAACACCAGCCGTACTGGCCAGCGTTGACGCGATCTGGGCCAAGATTTGTTCGCGCTTGGTAGCCATCAGTCACACATCACAGAGCCGGTGTACGATTCTCCGGCGCCAATGCCAGAAGTGACGCTTCTAACGTAAAGAACTGGAGTGTTTGAATACGTATGACGATCAACCCCGCTTCCAGTATGAGAGTGGGATTCCAGGTCGAACCAATCGGAGTCGTTGAAGGATCCTTGATGGACGACTGTAATGTTTGCGCCTGTAATTTTGTCGCAAAATGTAAAATTAATTCCAGCAACCTTTACTGAAGGCGTCGGGCCGTCGGCCGTAAGCGGATCCCAGAAGTGAATGTTCTTGGAGTTGTCTGCGAAGTAGCCAATTTCGATAACCATCAGACCTTCATCAACATGATCTCGCAAAAAGCACCGTCATCGACGAGTGACGTGCTTCTAACAGTGTAATTAACGCCACCAACCACAACAGAGTCGCTGTGCAGCAGATTGCCAAATTTTGAGGCTTCGCAGGTCAGCTTGTAGTCGGTTGTGAGTACTACGCCATCAGCGATAATCTCTGACGGCATATCCAAGATTCCTAAACCAGACACCGCGCCAGCAGTCACTTCCACTGCGAAATCAGCAGTGCTCAAAAATACGCTTAGATCTTCAGTGAATGCCATCAGAAAAAGCGCCCGGATGACCGGGCGCGTATCGTTATCAGGCGTACTTCAGGGCACCAAAAGCGTTAATGCTATAGGTGTGGGTTGAAGTAGAAGTGGTCGAAACAGCCTTGATGTAGCGCTTAGCATCACCCTTGGCGAAAACCAAGGTCTGCTTGCTGGCCGTTGTGCTCACTTGAGTGAACGCAGCACCAGAAACATCAGAGTACGTACCACCGGAGGTGTCTGCAGACTGAATCTTCACGTCAAGGGTGGAGGTTCCACCGTTCTCAACGTCAAGAATCACAACGATGTCACCCTCGTAGTCAACAAGGTCAACAGCGGTGCCGTCCAAGTTTGCAGTGCGCTCGGCTGTAGGAGCCAAAGCAAAGTGGGAAAGCTTTTCAAGCCCCACAGAAAGAATTGCCATCAGTCTTCACCAGAATCGGTTTTCGGTCGCCCGCGTCGAGCTACAGGCTTGGGTTCTGATTTGACAGGCTTCTGCTGGATCTCCAGCTTCGGCTTCGGTTCCTCTTTAGGAGCAACCTTCGCCTTGTCGCTGCCAATCAGCAAATTTGCAATGCCTATCTCGACTTCAACAAAGGAGCCTGCTTTCACAGGCTCCCCGTTGATCATCACATTGCGTGTGATCTCAAGTCTCATGAGAATCAGGTGGCGAAGCAGAAGGCGCCAGGCTGCTTAACAGCGAAGTCCACATCCTGCAGCGCAATCACGCGAACGGTGCCAGCAGTAGCGCCAGCGTAAGGATCCACAGTCAGATCCAGGCCAGACCACATGCCCATGATGAACATGGAGAAGTCACCGAAGAGTGCATCGTTGTTGGCGAGCTGGTTGGAGACGATCGCGGGATAGCCGTTGATCTCACCATCAGCGAACACGAATTCGCCGCTACCAGCATCCTTCTTGGTGCCCTTCAGACCGCCACGGGTGGTTGCGTTCACGATGTAACGCAGAGCGCCAGCATCAGCGTTAGCTGCAGCAACGTCGGTTTCCATCGCGATGAACTCAGCGAAGGTGCCGGTTCCGGTCAGGGTCTCGGAGCCAATGCCGCTCACGTTGGTCAGGCCAAGAGGCTGGTTGGAAGAACCGGTGCCGTAGATAGCAGCGCGGTCGATTTCCAGTGCAATCACACGAGCCAGGTCATTGCGGACCATACCCTCAACGTCAATGCTGCTCTGAAGCAGAAGACGACGGGAGTAGTCAACAAAAGCACCAACCGTTTTTGGGCTCAGATTCACTTGGTCGATGGCCTGCTGGGACTCGGTGGGAGCAGAGTTCTCGCCAACCCAGTAAGCAGTTGCAGCTGAAGTCTGGCGGGGGATAGAAACATTGCCCTGCAGACCGGTCAGCATGGTTGCACCAGCCTGGGCGATTGCCAGACGGTTGCGCAGCAGATCGATGAAGCTGCCAGCCAGGAGCACATCATCAACCAGATCACCACCAGCGGTAGGGGTGCCGACGACGAGGTCACGACGAAGGACTTCGTTAGGAATAACGATGCCGTTAGAAGAACGCTCGTACTTCTTGGCAGCGGCTTCGCCAACTTCGATTTCAAAGGCGGCGTCGCGACGAGCCTGAGCATCACCCTGATTAGAGAGGAAGTTCAGAGCTTTAACGAAGCTGAAGGAGCGAGTCTCCTTCTCGGTCAGGCCAAGATCGTTGGCGGTGATGCTGTGTTCCACGGGTTGGGTGCCGATTTTTTCGAGGAATGCAGCACGAGCTTCATCGACAGACTTGCCGCCGTCGATCAGTTCACGTGCCAGCTCAGGCAGAGCATGACGCTCGCCCAGCTTGGAGATAGAAGCAGTCCGGGTACGCTCGGCCTCTACGGCCTCGGACCGGATCACCTCCAGGTCAGGAGTGTTGTCCATGACAGGTTCAGTCACAGTGTTTTCAGGAGATGCGGTTGAAGCCGCAGGTTCAGAATTGGTGTCCTCTAAAGAACGCCCAACTCCGACGGTAGGGTCAGCCGGAATAACGGCTAGCGAGACCTCGTAGGGCGACCAATTGGTTGCTACGAAATCATTATTACGCTCCTCCATCTTATCGATGGAGTAACCGAAAGAAACGCCGCGAAGGATTCCGTCGCGAACGTCCTCAAGCACTTCTTGCGCAAATTTATTGCGCGAGAAACGCACTTTTGCGTAACCGCGTTTCTTTTCACCATCGATCCATGCACGCTCGACAACGCCGATCATGCGATCTGGATCATGATTAAACAACAGCGGTGCGCCATCGTTGAGCCGCGAAAGATTCGCGGACTCCATCTCATGACTCAAGACTTCGTTCCCGAAATAACGAGCCACGGGATACTCGGAGCTGAATGGAAACTCCATGCTCCGATCATCAAGCATGTTGAAACTTGTAGATTCAACACGCTGGAACTTTGTGCCTTCAATTTCGCGAGTCAAATCCTTTTTGGATTCTTCCTCTGCGACAACTTCTGGCGCTTCAGAATCAACTTCCATTGCGCGTAATGCTTCGATCTTTGTCAGTGTACTAAATCGATGTCCTACTTTAGTCTCAGTAGCTTCCCATCCATCATCGCCCTCGCGATAAACCTGAATTAAGGCAGCAGGATCTTCCTCGGTGCCATTAACAGTGAACTCAGAATCAGGCACGTCAATTGAACCATCGCGCTCAATTTGCTCAATCTTTCCGCGAGCACGGCCACCAGAGCTATTCCAGCTGACGAAATCACCAACACTCAAAGCATCAGGTTCTGCCCTTTGCTCAGTCTCAATTGAACGATCCATAGCTTCAACAAGTCGATCAGACCAAGTTTTACCTGCATCGCCGCCCCATGCGGCCCATGCGACACGACCTGGAGATGGATAACCCTCCTCTCCAGGGCTGAACCCTTCAGCCTGCTTGTCTACTTCATGACGAGCGAACCATGCGCTCATGGTCACGATGGTCTCATCACTCAACTCATCACCACTGAGAATCTGAGAAGCGCGACGAGCAGCAACATCAGTGCCGCCTTCACGCCCCTCTTCCTTCCAATCCCTGTAACGCTGCGCTTCTTCGCGCATCCCTTCTGTCGGCATTGCGGGCATTACTCGATGACCTCCGGCGGCTGCTCAATGATGTCCTTGTCAAGCTCAACATTAAGGTCAGCTGCTGTTTGTTGCTCTCTCGCGAACTCGGTGAGGTTGTCGTAGAAATCGCCGCCCAGTTTCGCGACAATTTGCGCTTTCGTCATGTAGCCCGCTTGCTCCATCTCGCGGTAAGCCTTCGCCTCCTTAAGTGGATCAACCCAATCCCAACCACGCGCCATCCATCGCGGTGAGTCATAGCGCTCAGGACGAGTGTCGTAATCATCGAACGGCAGCTCACCGGCCAAAACCGCAAGGTTCAACCATTCGCGGAACACCCGATTGTGAAAATGCTCAATCAGATAAGCCTGCACAACCTTCCAGTGCTCGCGATCCTCAAGCAGGCTCAACCTTGAGCTGCTGTAGTTCGTGTCCGAAAAATCACGACTCAGAGTCTCGTAGCTACATCCAAAACCGCTTGCAAATCTGCGCACTTTATTGCGCACAAACATCTCAAACTGCTGGTCAGGCGAGTCGATGTTTGGGACCGTTACGTTCTGACCTGGCTCCAGATACTTGAACATCCCAGGTTCAAACTCTGAAATCCGGCGGCCATCTTCGACATCATCGCCGTCAAGCTCGCCCTCAGGGCTCGTGACAAAGCCCATGATCGATGCGCCAGCGCGAGCGCGGATCACTGCAGCTTCTTCATAGCCCTGCAGCTGATGCGCATCGGACATCACGGGATGGAACCAGGGCACGCCGCGATTCTGCTGAGGCCGTTCCGGCAGGAACAGATGAATTACATCCTCTGCAGGAAGAAATACGTGCTTGTCTCCTTTCTGTGGTGCGTTTTGGAACCAGTAATCACCCGGATGACGAGTCAGGAATGCATACCGCACAGGGCGGCCCCATTCGTTGACCTCAACGCCCATCCGCCACTCGTTCTTCTTCGCAAGCGTCGGGCCTTGATACTCCTCATCCAAAACGTCGGACTCAAGCATCTCAAGCGCCAATGGCACTCGGCTGCCACCAAATGGGCGACGAATGATCCGAAACAACGCTTCGCCTGATTCAGGCAGCGCACCAGTCGCCAGCCATTCCATCATGTGGAAACTGTGCCGACCAGCAACATCGCAATGCTGAGCGCGAGTCCACAGATTCCACTTCTCTTCGATCAGCCGGTTAATCGCCTCGCTTGGCTTACGACTGCGGACCTGCTGCACCTGTGACTGCAGTTTGATGCCGCTGCCGACAACATTGATTTGCGTTGTGCGTTTCGCCTGCTTTGCGTACGGATTGTTCCGCACCATTTCGCGGGAACGATCGCGCAGCTTGCGCAAGCTGTTGCGAATCTCAGCATCAGCACTCGATTGAGTACTCATCCAATCATTCGTCAGTCGCGAAATAATCGCGCCTGCATAGCTGCGGCGGCGGCGACGAGGCTGTTGCTGCGGAATTGGCTGCAACCCAAGCCTTCTAAGAAATCGTGTACGAAGTCCCATCAGCCTCGATCGAATCGAACGTAAAGATTATGTGGATCGCCAAGTCCAGAAGCGATCAGCTTGGCTTTGTTTTCCTTAGCCACAACTGACTTTAGCCTTGACTCCAATTCAATCAATTCAGACAAGTCGTATCGCTTAAGGTTGCGATTACCGATTCGATACTCGGAAACAGCGCCGCCGCTGATCAGACTGCGAATTGCAGCTTGAACAGCGTCTAAATCTTGCTGGGCTTGCGTTCTTCCATCAAACGCATCAGGAGTGCCGGAATACGCCAGCGAAGCCTTAACTTCGATCTGTCCTCGGCTGTACTCCTGAATCGTGCCGTAGCTGACCTTTGTCGCAACTGCCTGAAAATACCAATCAGGACTGGCTTCCATTGCGCCAGTCACTGCAGCTGACAGTGTGGTCTTCCAACCGCTGTTATACGCAACCGCAGTAGCAGTCACGCCCTCGCCTGCAGTGTTCAAGCGAAAGTAATAAGTAAGCGTATGAGTGGTGCTAGTTACTGCGTCGCCAAAAACATCAACGGTCTCGGCATCAGTCCACACCGCATCCACGCCACTTGTTATGGACGGTGGGATCGCCATCGACAGAATTATCGACTGATATGCCGAAGTCTAACTCTTACCACTGATTAACGAAACTCCTTCCACTCTTCTTGGCCTGCACGCTGCGACGTGTCTTGCGCTCTTCTGGTGGCTTCTCCATCTGGTCCCATAGCGTCCTGCGGTCCTTGATCTGATACACGCGATTTAAAGCTGCATATGCATAGACCAATTCGTCCAATGCCTCATTTCTTGCGCTGCTCTTTTTCACCCAAATCCTCTCGGGGAATCCGTTCCTGAATCGCATAATTTGTTTCTCTGCGGTCAACTCCTCGAAATAATCATTTTCAACTGTTGGATAAAAATGCAAATAGCCCGGACCAGGGTCGTTGTGCTTCAACCTGCCGAACAACAGTGACTTGATCGTGTCCGAACCCACCGGAAACACCTGAGCACCCTTCTTCAACGTCTTCCCATTCGCATTCAGGTCAACTTTGCTCGCTTTCCCGATCGGAGGCTTGTTCTTCGTAGACATACCCTTAATCGCGACTACGCCTAGGTTCTGCCGCTCTCTTGCATACTGATACACCTCTGCCGTGTGGTGGCCACCAGAGTCAATTGCAACCACCATCGGTTTCAACTTCCGATCGCCATCACCCGGATATGGCGCCTGCAGGATCTCGTCCAGCTGCTTCCAGACCTCGCCACGGGACGGATCGCCATAGATCTTCACCCGGTCAATCAACCAACCCTGCTCCTCGCGACCCCATCCCCACACGCTCAACGAGAGGCGGTCATCCTGCACGTCGCAACCAATGGTCAGCAGCAAAGCCTCACTCGGCACATTGCCCTGCTGGTACTCCTCAATCGCAGCACGCTCACTTAAAGCATCCGCACCAACCTTCGATGCATACTCGTCTTCCCACGTCTCGCCCAAGACCGTATTGACAAACGTCTTCAACTGCTCTGCGTCATTCTTTGCGTCCAAAAATTCCTCAACCAAGTTCTGCCAGGTTGCGTTCGGGCTATAGCTGTAAGCTGCCCAGATGTGGAACGACACATGTTTGCCGTTCCCTGGCGCGGTGGGCCGCCACTCACCGCGTTCAACCATCCAACGCTTTTTCGACGCAGGGATCCACACACCACATCCCTCACACGCATAGCTCGCAGTATCGGGATCATCATCTCGCCACTTGATATTTGCCCACTTCAAGTACTGCATATGACCGCAGTCCGGGCACGGCACGAAATATCGACGCTGATCACCCTGCAGGAACATGCGCTCCACACGGCTGAAATCCTTCACCGTTGGCGTACTGCCCGACACAATCTTGCGGTTCCAGTAGTACTCCGTTCGGCGGATACCAAGCTTGATCTGGTCACCCTCGGTGCCAGCTGATGCGGGATAGCCGTCAATCTCGTCAAACAACACAACACGACGGCTCACCCTCCTGAAGCCGCGTGGTGAGTTTGCGCCGACCAAGCTCAAGCTCCCGCCAGGGAACTGCTTCTGCAGGATCGTATTCGCGCCATCTTTTGACTTCGCCTCGCTTACAACGCCACGCAAGCAAGGCGTGTCACGCAACATCGGAGCAATCTCTTCCTTCGAGTAGCCCTGCGCATCCTCAATCGTGGGCTGCACGATCATGATCGGGCATGGATCTTGGTGGATATGAAACGCAGCGACGTGGTTCAGGATTTTTGAGTACCCAACACGGGCACTTTTCATCACAGTGATCTGTTCTATCCTCGGATCTGTAATTGCATCCATAATTCCCTTCTGATAAGGGAGCGTATGCCATCTACCGCCTTCTGCGCTTGATTCTGCGCTCAAATACGCATGAGAGTCCGCCCATTCGCTCAAAGTCATCTTCTTTGGCGGCTTAAACGCCAAAAATGCCGCCTTTCTGAGCTTTACTGCGTTATTCCCCTTCAATAGCAAGGTCTTCTAAAGCTTCACGCACAATATCATCCAAAACACCGATTGCGTCTGTGTCCAAATCTGGTATCCGCTGTTTTGCCTTGGTTGGAATACCCAGTAACTTTGTTCTTGCGCGAGTGATTACCTCAACCCATTCATGTTCGACCTCTTCAGCTTTAACCAGCAGGCCCTCTTTCTGCTGACGCTCAAGCTCAAGCAACTCTGCCTTTAAGTGCTCTGTCCGGGCTCTGCTCTCGTCATAGTCAGGAATCGACTCACTGGTGCGGCTAATCCTTGGCTCCTCTCTTGATGCCATTCGCTCTT